CCAGTTGCACCAATATTACCCTGACTACCTGTGGCACCAGTTGCACCAATATTACCCTGACTACCTGTGGCACCAGTTGCACCAATGTTGCCTTGTGCTCCGGTGCTGCCTTGAAGTCCAGTTGCACCAGTTGATCCGTGAAGACCAGTAGCACCCGTTGAACCTGTATTTCCTAGACCTGCCAAGAAACGCCAAACAGCTTCACTAGTTCCTGGAGTTGTTCCTTGGTTGTTTCCTTGCATAGAAATATATGTGTAGTTGACATGTCTGACAACATCATATAGATTATAGGTTGTTTCTTCGTCCCAATCAGCTGGAACTACGTTGAATCCCTGACCAGTAGCACCTTGGCTACCTGTAGCACCTTGGTTACCCTGCAAACCTGTAGCACCTGTGCTACCAATATTGCCTTGAGCGCCTGTTGCACCAGTTGAGCCAGTAGGTCCTGTTGCTCCAGTGGATCCAATTTCTCCTTGAATACCTGTGGCTCCAGTTGCGCCTGTGCTACCTGTTGATCCAACATTGCCTGTAGCACCTGTGCTACCTGTTGAACCAATATTTCCTGTTGCTCCAGTTGAGCCAGTAGGTCCTGTTGCTCCAGTTGAGCCGCTGTAACCAGTTAAAATAAATGACCAAGCACTGTAAGTTCCGCTGCCTGTGATTCTTGAACTAGTAATAGATAATGTAGTGCCGCTGAAACTTGTAACAATACCAGCCATACCATATGCACCACCTGGGCTGGCTGTAGCACGCACTTGAACAACACTGCCAACTACAAATCCACTGGCAGAAGCATCAAGATTTGTGGTGAATGTTTTAGTTCCTGTGCCAATATCAATACTGCTGGTTGATGAAAGATTATTAAATCCTGCACCAGTTGCACCAACTCCGCCAGTGCCACCTGCGGCACCAGTTGCACCCTGAGGTCCTGTGCTACCAGTGGCTCCATCATTGCCAGTTTGGCCTGTAGCACCTGTGCTGCCTTGAACGCCTTGACTACCAGTGGCTCCTTGAATACCCTGTATACCCTGTATACCTGTGGCACCTGTGCTACCAGTTGATCCTATATTTCCTGTATTTCCCTGAGGTCCTGTAGCACCAGTAGATCCCGATAGACCTTGATCGCCTTCAATACCCTGTATACCTGTAGCACCTTGGCTACCTGTAGCACCAGTTCCACCAATATTACCTTGAGGCCCAGTTGCTCCAGTTGATCCAATATTACCTTGTATACCTGTAGCACCAGTTGCACCTGCCTGTGTATACATGATCTGTGATACTGTGGCAATCATTGATGCAGTGGCTGGTGTTGTTGGTGTTGTTCCTGGTGGCAGATATTCTATACGAATACCTGTGTATTCTGTTTGCCATACAAATTCAATAGTTGTATTGGTTGTTGTGGTATCAATGATATAATTCCAACTTGGCAATATCTTACCACCATCGGCCAGTTTAGGAACTGTGAATAATCCACGGCTATTAGGAACATCTGTGCCATTTACACGAATCCAAACACTGGCATCATGATCTGTGTTATTATCTGTGTTAATAAATTGAGCACTCCACTGAACATTGTATGTGCCAGTGTTAGCAATTACAATAGTTGAAGTTGTGCCTGTGATGCTAACACCTTGACTGTAATCCGTTACATTAAATGTAATAGGATAAGCCACTGTGGTTGAAGCCGCAGTCTGTGTGCTTACACTTTGGAAACTACCATAATTACCTTTGGCTCCACCTAGGCCTGTGGCACCAGTAGCACCTACAGCACCTACCGCACCTGACAAGTTTACAACCCAAGAACTATGTGTTCCACTGCCTTCATAGCCATTGACTGTGAAATGTAAGGCACCAGTTCCGCTATCGTAACTGTTGATTTCTGCATGTTGATGGTTTAGATAATTATAACTGATGATGATACTTTGGTTAACAGTATAGCTTAGACCTGTGGCCACTGTGATTGTGCCAGTTGTGCCATTTGTTGTATTAATTGTCCATGAACTAGTTGAACTTGTGGCATACCGATCTGATTGACCTGTAGCACCTGTTTGACCTGTTGCTCCAGTTGCACCGTTATTGCCTGTGGGTCCTTGTGCTCCTGTCGCACCAGCTCCTGTCGCACCTGTTAGACCTGTCGCACCTGTGCTGCCATGAACACCGGTAGCACCTGCAACGCCTTGGTTACCTTGATTACCTGTGGCACCTTGAGCGCCTGTCGCTCCAGTTGCACCTGGTCCACCTTGATTACCTTGAGCACCTGTGCTGCCTTGATTTCCCTGTATACCTTGACTACCAGTAGCACCAATATTGCCCTGAGCGCCTGTGGCACCAGTCCCGCCTTGATCTCCAGTATTTCCTTTTGGTCCTGTAGCACCAGTGCTACCCTGAGCACCTGTGCTACCTTGAAGTCCAGTGGCACCGGTTCCGCCTTGAAGTCCAGTGGCACCAGTAAAGCCTTGTTCACCAGTGGCACCCATCTGTGCCATAGTTTGCCACATGTTAGCACCTGCACCAGGAACTTGATTAGATCCTCCAGTGCTGGTAATATAACTGCCGCCACTGTAGGATACAGCATCTAAAATTCCGTAATTAGTTGAACTTGACCAAGCACCTCTCCAGGTAATGCTGTCACCTTGAAGACCTGTAGCACCAGTTCCGCCTGCCAATCCAGTTGCACCTGTGGATCCATGGACGCCAGATGCACCTGTTGGTCCTTGAATACCCTGTGGTCCTTGTGGTCCTGTGGCACCAGTGCTGCCGATGCCCGTGGCACCTGTGCCGCCTTGAAGACCTGTAACGCCAGTGCTTCCCTGTGGGCCAGTGCTGCCTGTTTGGCCTGTTGCACCAGTTGCACCCGCTCCAGTTAGACCAGTTGCGCCTTGAGCACCTGTGGCACCTCTTGGTCCTGTTGCGCCCGGAACAGCAATTTCAAAGAATGCCGCATCTGTGACTAATTCAACATTGCTAGTAGTTGATACCACAGTTACATAACTGTTGGTAGTATCAACCGTGATTGTTGGTCTTGAAACCGAAATATCAACTGTATAGGCCATATTATGCTCCTATTGTCACGGCAGCATATCCCGCATCTAGTGTAGGATCGCCCGGAGTTACGCCTGGTTCAAATGTCTGTAATAATGCCCAACGATGTGTATCAACCTGTGGAGGAGTAGAATTTGTTGTCCAAGTAAAACCAAAGATTGTAATTGGAGTATGACTGCGAGCATCAGGAATAATAGGACCTGTGTAAACACCTGCTGGCAGGGTCACTGCCACTGTGCCACTGCTGGTGCTTAACACACTGATATAAGTGGCTGTGGTTATAACACCACCTTGAAATGTGCCTATAATTCTACTACTGGTAAAGTTAGGAGCCCCCGTGTTGCGATCATAGGTAATTGTATCTACAACTACGGTCTGATGATCTAATTTAAAGTTCCAACCTGTGATGTTTTGATTGAAGTCATAGACCACTGTTCTTTGACTTGAGGGAAACGATACTTCAGTTTGGATGTTGTCTTGTCCGCCAATGAATTGGCTAAAATCTAATAATGATGCCACGGTGATCTCTCCTAAGGGATAAGGGCCAGCAGATGAGTCTACCAGCGATTGTTTATTTACTCTGAACCTTAGATTTAGGGTTCTTTATGCAGATCAAACCCAGGTATGATCTATAGAATGTGTTTCTGATACACCTAGTGCAGGTATTCTTAAGGTTACTTCAAAGGTGCAGACCTGTCCTTCGCTGAAACTTATGGTTGTTTGAGGTGCAGGATCACCAGCATTGTAATAAACACCCAAGGTTCCTGGAGGCCAATAATTGCTGGCAGGTGCTTCGTGTAATTTTAATGACGATAATATCACAGCAAATTCATCATATGGAAAAGGAGTATAAGGCAATGTAGTCCTATTAAAGTTAATAGCAGATCTTGTCCTGGTTGCAATCAATGAGCCATTAAATTTTGTATCTATGTAGGCAGGAATTGAAGGATTTGATGTATAAAAAACTGAGGTCTTTGGATACATTCCCACATTATGACTTTGTGAAAAATAAAGATTTGTCACAGGTTGCCCCGAAGTATACCATTTGGCTGCACCAATATTATATTTGCCAACAATGAAAGGTGTATAACTGCCTAATACTGGATCCTGAGAACCTAAGTCTCCTTGATCAAGGCCAAGATAAAAAGTTCCATTGCCGGTTAATTGACAGGTGTTCAATGGTTCAGAATCAATGATTGTATCTGTATAATCATATGGTGGATTTAAATTACTTCTTCTTTTAACAGTTTCAAAAGCATTACTGACTCCACTTAATGGCCATGTGCAGACTGTAGTTGCACCTGCTCTCTTGTAAATGATGTTACTGTATCCACCTAAACCAATAATTCTCTGAAATGGATCTAAAATGTATGCCATAAATCTTTATCCTTTAATTTTTAACTAGGCCAGTCAATATTTAATTGCACCTTATAACCATTGGGTCTTTCAAAGGTTATGCTGGTAAATCTTTCAACTAAGACGCCTTCAACTTCATATTGAACAGTGGTGGAACTTGATGTTTCCCATACTTCGCTGACAGCGGTAGTGGCTGTTGAAGTAGAGGCTGCGGCCCAAGTAGTATCTGTTGACAGTGCACCGCCCTTGGCCTGTCCAACTAGGTCAACACCTGTGCTGGTTGTAAAAATATCAAATATCTTACTGAAGATACTGCCTGTGTTGCTGGCACCTTGGAATACCTGATCAACTGACCTCATCAATAGGTTAGCACCAATCAATGTTAATAGACTGCCTGCACTGTCAACAACACTGGTATTAGGTCCAATAGCATCAGTGGTCTGTTGTGGTCTAAACTCAACAAGTCCGCTAGGTGTTGAATAAGGACCAACCACTGTGGAATTGACGCCTCTAGTCTTAATCAAGAAATCACTGTTGCCCACAGCATCATATTCTAATCGAACAGTTGTTCCGCTGGCAAAGACACCACCACCTACAGGTTTGACAATGCCAATTAATCTATAACTGCGATTGGCTTCTTGAGCAACAACATCAGTGGTTAACCAATATTCTATGCCTTCAACAACACCAGTCGGGCTGGTGCTTTCAACCAACACTCTAGGTCGGGCATCTCTTTCTGTTTTAGTAACCTGAGGTGTGCCTGGCGTGCCGATGCTGCCAATGGCAATGATTCCATTAGCATCAGTTCTAGTATAGCGATATAAATCAGCAGTAGAATAAACATCTGCATCATATTCTAATGCTGTGATTTCAACACGCAGAGCACCATCATCATCTTGAACTTCACTGATAGAAATAATTCTAAACAATTTGTTGGTAAAATTAAATCTACTGTTGGTCACATCAACAATATCACCTGGCTTGAGATTGATCATACTGTAATCACTGATAAAACTTATGATTAGATCAATGCGACTCTGCTTTAATTCAATTAAGCCTAATAATTGTGCTTGTATAGGTTCATTGATAATATCATAGCTGAGATTCAATGTGTTATCTTCTTCGTTGGCATTACGATCTTCGTCTGCAATTTCAATAGTAACAAAGTCAGCACTGTCTTTGAGATCTCTGTGTGGAAATTCAACCTTAACACTGTTATAAAGATCTTTGAGACCCGTTCCACTTAGGCTGATATTGCTGAGTATGTTGGTATCATTAAAACTGGCCACGCTGGTTCCGCTGTTGTTAATAACAACTCCCCACTTGCCTTCATGTATATCATAACTGAGCCAACTGCCTGCCGCACTACAGATCTTTTCAATGTTAGCCATCACAGTTTGTCCTGTGTCAATTAGGCCATTAATTTGATAACGATCTGCTAGAGTTTGTGCTCCTGTGCCCTCATCATCATAGGCCACACTTTGTGCAGAAAATGTGTTTAATTCTGTTAGACTCTTCATGATACTAAAATCTCCGTTGATGTGGTTCCTGCACCATATCTAGTATTGGTCATATAATCATATAAGACATCTCCGGGCAGTTTCATTGAATTATCAATGTGAAATAAAACAGTTCCTAGTCCTGTGACATTCTTTTCACGATTGTAATCAACTTTGCATATTGAGAAGATTAAATCATTCATCATATGTGTTGAACTGGACCAGAATGGCATTATGGTATAGGCATAACTTGTGTTGGTATTGGTATAATTTTCAGGTATCTTTGGAGAACGACTGTTGCCTGCATAACAATAAAATTTTACCTGTCCGTCTAAGTTTCTATCAATGTTGCCTTCACGGTCAACTGTGTAATTAACAGTGATGCCATCAGTCTTAAAGACAATTCGTTGATCATTCCAATAGATATCTTTAAAAACATAGGTGCTGGTGGTGCCTGAACTTAACAATGTTCCTGTCTTTTCACTGAGTGTTAGACAATAATACATGGTCTTATTGGTATTGGTCATCACAGCATCAGTTATTATGCCACCAAAGAATGCTGATCCATATAATACAGGAATCTTATTGTTTGATGCAGGTGGAATTTGTAATCTAACACCTTGATCAATGTTTGTGACTCCCTGCACATCAATATTATTTTCTGGAGTTGTATTTGAACTTAACTTTTTAGCAATATAAGCAATGCCCGCAATCTTAACCAGACTGCTGGCCACACTATTACCAGAAAAGAATCCTACTACATCTGATAAAAAACTCATTATGCTGGTGCTCCAAAGTTAAAATTACTTTTTGCCAAACCTGGAACACGATCCATACTTTGATCATTGGGATAAAACTCTTGATGGTCAAGTGGATTTGTTCTACGTCCGGTTACTTTATTGTTTAACAGATCAACAACATTAGTGGCTGATAAAACGATACTGATAGTTCCGCTGTCGCTGCCTTCACTGAGATCATCAACAATATTGTAGTTGTTGACAATGCCTTTGAATTTGCCTGCAGGATTGCCAGATATGTTTAGAAAAACACCTGTGGTGGGATTGAAGAATATTCTATAAATGTCTACCTTACTGCCTTTGATCTTATTGTTTAAGATTGCAGGAATGTTAGCAGTTGGAATACCAGAGATAGTAATGGTCAATTCTTCTGGACTGGCTCTTAAACTATTTTCAGTGTTGCTGATGCTTAACAGTTGTCCTAGACCTTGATAGTTTGTTCCTCCATAACTATAACTTCTGTGATAGTCACTGAATGTTAGAACTTGATAGCCAGGGATGTCTAATCTAACAAATAAATTAGCCTGGATACTGGAATAGGTAGATAGATTCAATGCCATTAGAATGCCTCCGCAAAGACAAATGGCCCATCCCATCTAACCTGATTTCTTTCAAAAATAGTCCAGCGAGGAAATTTAACACAGACCACATTCCATTTAACATTGTGTGCAATGGCCAATGTATAGGTATTAACTGCATCTCTAATTGGTCTATGAACAGTGATAGTAGTTGATGAGAAAGGAACATCATCAACTACGGTATAGACTTTGCCACTAGTGCCAAGTTGAATATAGTCACCTGATCTAAATTTATAACCACTTTGAAGATTAGGTCCAGAAATAATATTCAACGTATTTCCGCTAGTGAAACTGACGATCACGGTTCCGGTGATGTTGGAATAATTGCCTTGATATCCATTTAACCAAGTAGTTGCTGTATTCAAATATACAGTTGAACTGGTAACTCTGTCAAGGCTTTCAATCTTTTCAATTATACTTCTATAAGAACTATAACTTGGACCATCGGGTAACTTAACTTCGAATTCCCAAACTTGTCCTCCGAGACTGATAGTTCTAACAACCCCATCTCTAGAAATAGTCTGAGCAACCTTTTTCATCTTATTGATTGCAATGGCCTCTGCATTGTTGAATATTGTTTGAAATGTCATAATCTTTTACCTTCTTGTTGATGGAATTGTTTTGCGTCCTTGTTCGGTGACAGAATACAAGAAACTAGGATCACGTGCCAACATCTGTTTAAAACTCATACTGTCAACTGCATTGATATTATAGTTGACCACTGTGGATCCGCCAATTGCACCACCACCTAGACTTTGACCATTTGGTATGACTGTGCCTGCGCCTGCAGGTAAGAATACTTCGGGCCCCTTTTCACCTACAATGTAAGGTTGTCCTGGTCTAACTGCACCACCTTCGGCACGCCCAGGAAGGCCAAGCCCCAATGAACCTAATACGCTATTGAATAGACTTGTGGCCGCGGCTCTCATCTGTATCTTTAATAGATCAATAAGAATACTGCGTGTAAAGTCACTGAATTTAAACTTGCCTGTTTCAACAAAGCGATCTAATGCTGAACCCATGTTGCTGTAAACTGCCTCAGCCATCTGAGCACCTTGCTTGAGAGGAGTAATACTTTCTTCATATTTCCTCATTGTTTCTCTAAAGCCTGCTGAGAAATCTTGTTCACGAGCCATTCTCGTATCTGCTTCTTGATTGATTAGATCAATACGTTCTCTAAACTTTTGATTAAGTTCTTCTTCCTTCTTAAGCCTTTCATCATAGGGTAAATTAGGAATCTTAGCAATGGCTTCTAATTGTCGTTTTTGTTCTAATTGAGCATCAAAGATCTTTTGAGCACGATCTGCTTCAATGGTGCCCATCTCAACAATCTTACCTTGTAGACCAATCCTTGCTTTAAGTTCTTCATTGGCCTTGCGGATAGCATCAGTTTGTTCAAATGCCTGCAGGCGTGCCTTGTCAACTTCTTGATAATATGCAGCCATATCTTTAGCATCTTGTTCTGCCTGATCCATTAGTTCTTTCATGACACGCAGTTCAATATCTTTGCGATGCTTGGCAATATCTAAATCACGTTTGGCATTGATTTCTTTAGACTTGGCTGAAAACTCTTCTTCCATTTGAGCCTTGGATAAGTTTTCACGAGTAAAGATTTCTTCTCTGGCCTTGGCAATATCTGTTGCGGCATTGATTTCAATCTTTTGAATATCACTGGCATTGGCCAATCGAGTGCTTCTATCAACTTCTGCAAGACTTTGACTGATACGCTTTTGACTTTCAACCAAAGCCTTTTGTCTTGCATCAAGTTCTTGTTTACGCTTGGCATCTCCACCTGCACCGGTGCCCTCAACTAGGCCACCACCAGCCATTGCACCCTGTGCTTTGGCTGCTTCTTCTGCTAGACGTTTTTGACTTTCTGCCAAGGCATTAGTTGCAAGATCATATGCTCCATATGCGGCTGTGCCTTCAACTGCTAATAGTGCAATGCCCGCCAGTGCTCTTAAAACAGGATTCTTTCCTAACAATGCACCTGCGGCGGCTGTGCCTAAGATTGCCTTGTTAATTAATAAAATATTAGCAATAAGTTGAGCACTAAATGCCGCACCCATTGCAATGCCTAGAACTGTAAACGCTTTTGCGGCAGCATCAGATGTCAGTGTTGTTTCACCTAATAATCTTAATATAGGTTCGAGTGCTTTTAATGCACCTTCTTGTAAAATTCTAAACTTCTCAGCCATTTTATCGGCTGCATCAGCACCTGCTATAAGTGCATTAGCAGCTTCAAAGGCAGTGGTCTTTCCAGCTTTTAAATCAGCAATAAATTTTTCAACATCAACACCGCGGAATGCTCGGGTCAATAATGTTGTGGCAACCTGAGCACGTTCGCTGCCTGCTGTCATCTGAGCAAGACCTTCTAGTGTTTTACTTAGAATATCTGCTTCACTTTTATTTCTTAAATCATCAAGGCTAACACCCACTGCTTGGAATGCATCTCTGGCCTTAAGACTACCATCATTGGCAGATTCAATTGCTTGGAAGAATCCTAAAATAATACGTTCAGCATTACGACTCTTACCACCTGCTGATTCCAACGCATCTGCAAAGCCTTTTAAACTGCCCACAGCAATACCAGTAGCATCACTGAGGTCAACAATTCTGTCGGCCATGTCTAAAGCACCTTGAATGAATGATCCAAATCCTATGCCTAAAATGCTGGCCGCCAATAGATCTAATCTACCACGTGCCTTGTCAGCAATATTACCCAATCGCTCTAATTGGTCAATGCCTTCTGTGGTTACTTTGACTTTAAAATTTTCTACTGTGGCCATATTATTTTCCTAAATTCTTTTTAATGTAGTCTTGTAGAAATGTCATGGTAGGTTTGGTCATTCCGTCAGGACTCTGTTTACTGTAACCATTGTCTAATCTCGTAGCATAAGGATAGTTAGCCTCAATGGTATCTTGATAAAGATTGGTATTTCTACGGGCATTGCCTGTTTTGATAGGAGTGTTTTTGTAGAAAGTCTTATGTGCTTCCTTGGCCATCTTAACAGGATCAAGTATGCCTTTAATTTGATTAATTCGTAGATTGAATTCTCCAGCCATTATTCTCTTCCTCGTTTAATAATTTCCATCAACTGTTCTTGACTGTAATTATTGATTGATTCGGGATTCTTTTGATAGTTTTCCCAAGTCGTGTAAACATCTGTGATCATAATATCAAATGTAGTGGCACGAGCCGCAACCTCACTGGGTAATAGACCATATGTTTTTGCGATGTGCCCTATTGATATCATTCTGGCTGAGTCCCATTGTTTTGGATCGACGACTTGGTCTTTGACTTTCCCAAGGTATCATTGATCTTAGTCAATGCCGCAATTGAAATGTCGATGGGCAATGCTTCATCTTCACCTAGTGCTGGGAGACCTTGATTGGTTAAGATAATCTTACGCATCAATGCGTTAATCTCCTGACCTTCCTTGGCGCTTTGACTTTTAAAAAATTCAAAGTAGGTGTTGATGTCAACAAAGTCTTTCATCCAGAAGGTGATAGGCTCGCCATACTCTTTGACAATAGCCTCATCATCTAAGACTACTTCTACTAATTCGGGTTTTTTTGCTAATTGTTTGATATCCATTGATCTTATTCCTTTAGGTCTCTAGTTTTTAAATTGTGCAGAACAGCAAGAATAAATTTTAATCTGTTTTCTGCTTTGTCTAAATCATCTTGGGCATGACGCAGTTCATTAAGCCCTTTGGCTGTTTCAGCAATAAGGCTGTCCAGCAAATCTCTTTTTGATATGGTGTTAAAATCCATAAATCCTCCACTGTAATATTTACTCAAGGGAAGAGGATGCTGGTTTAATAGCACCCTCTTTCAGTCAGTTATTAAACTGAGCCGGCAGTAAAGTCGCCAACGACGTCAATGTTTAAGGGGCTAGTCCAAACTGGTGAGTCTGGGCTAACTGTTGGGCTTAGACCTGTTAGGTAGCCTGATCCTGAAACATATTTGTCGCCAGAGCCTGTGCCTTGGTAATACAATCTAAAATAGACAAGAGCCTTGTCGTTGCTTAGGTTGAATAGACCTCTAGCAGTAGCCATAGCGGCGTTTGCTGATGTTGCACCAAAATATGCATCGCTGTCTAGAACGACATTCAATGAGATTTGGTTTGTTGCCGCGATAGCAACTGCGTATTCACTGGTAGAATCCAATTGTTTCCAACGGAATGTTCCGTTACCATTGTTTAGGGTAACGTTCTGCATTCCAGATACATTTAGAATACCAGTGGCTGTTGATGCGGTTGTGCCAGAGATTGTTGCTGTGCTGATGTGCAGTGTTGCAAAATCGCCTGTTCCGCTTACGTTAATGTATGCCACGGTAAGTTCTCCTTTAAGTTATGCTGTGGTGTTCAATCTATACTCGACGGTGTAGATAATCACATCGTCTTGTATTTCGGTGGTATAGTCACTTTCGCTTCCGAAGTTGGTTATACCTGTTTTATCTTTTGCACCTAAAATCCTGGTTATGGCTGTGCTTAGACCTGTTGGTTCGTTTTTAGCATCTACTGCAAAATATCCTCGAACTATGATATCATTTTGAAATACATCATTACCACTTAAGGTAGGAATAAGAGTTGATTGTGTAATCTGCTCTTGATCCAAATAGAATTTCTTCATGTTCTTCAAGTATAAGGGTTCTCCTGCGGTGTTCCAAGGTAGTTCACTGACTGTCTTAACTGCGAGGCTAGACGTTGCAGTGGTTAGGTATGCTAGCAGTTCTGCTCTCATTATCTAACCCTTACTAGATTTTGACGACTTGGTGCTTTCTCAGCGGCGCTAATTGTGTTATCGCCTGAGAAATCATACCAATCACCTGCTTCTAGCAAATCCTTGAACATTTGACGATATTTCTCATCATAGAAACCAATTTTCTGACGCTCTGCTGAATCAGTGTTGCCAAAATCTGCTACCTTTGGGTAAAGGTATTCTGCTAAACAGAAATAAACACACAGATCAGTGAATTCATCTCGTCTGGCTCGGATTTTAGCACCTACTGGAGCAGGCACAGAAATCAGCGTTGATGTATAGATATCGCTGTTGCTGCCACCTGATTGACGGACATAGTAACTACGCCACCAATCCGAACTTTTAATCTTGTTAAGAATGCGTGTGGTCGATTTGATCAACGCATCCTCAACAATGGTCTCAACAGTAGAACCAAATTCATTCGCCTCAAATAGACGCTGATCAATTGCTAGAACATCTTCATATTCCGCAAAACTTGTAACTGTGCTACCTGATAGAATGAATGCCATATTAGTCCCCTAGATTATAGTGTGCCTTCGGATGTGATACGAACGCCATGTGTAGCACGAATAGTGCCAGCACCAGCAAATGCTCTTAGAACTAGGTCAGTAGCACGAGCGGCAGGTAGATATAATGTGTTCATATCTAATGCACCACGTTCTGCAAGACCAATAGCAGTCTGAGCAAATACAGCACCCTTATAGGCAGTTGCGCCACCAGTTGTATCGGCAGCAACTAATGGGCTCTCGATGATTGTTACACCACCAATGCTTCCAATGATACCGCTGGCAAGAACTTGGTTACCAACACCGCTTAATGCACCAATGCCAGGAGCATTAGAATAAGGAGCAGTAACAGCCAATTGTTTCTTCAAGTTATAGGCTGCATTTGGGTGAACAACTGCATAATATGGACCTTGAACCTTAGCGGCACGCAGAGTTGCGGCACCTTTTAAGATCAAGTCAGCAGTTAATTCTGTAGATGTGCTACCGATGTCGCTGGATAGGTTAGCAAACTCAGCGAATACCATAGTGTCTAGGCTTTCACCAATTGCTTGGCCGCTTTGAACAGCTAGGTCGGTCATTACATCACCGTAAGAACTGTCGCGTAGGGCGTCAGTGATTTGGTTATAAACTACGTGCTCTTTTAGAGTAACTGTAGGAGCAGTAGTGTTTGTGGTTTTAGCAGTGGCTACTTCTTCGTCAGTTAAAGTCTGAGCAGTGATAGCGGCCCATACTGGAACCTGAACTACTTTACCGCTGTTCATTGGAACAGAGAAAGTCTTAACTAGGTTGCGAGCAACAGAGTTTTCATACATTGCATACTGGCTGTCTGCAACGAAGTTGGCAAATAATTCACTGTTTTGATCAGTGTTGTTATTACTTGGGAATGTCATTTTAAATTTCCTTTAGGTTATTTTATTTTTTAAACCTAGCTTCTTGATATAATTTCCTGTGTTCAGGATTCTTAAAATCAAGTTTGGTTAGGTCTGTCTTTTCTTGACCTTGACCTATATTAGATTTACCCTGTGTAGTCGCCGGTGTAGGTTGAACAAAGTGAGGATTGGTCTGTAAAAATTCAGACACTAAATCTTCTACTTTGAAAGGGGTTCCAGCGTCAGTATATCTTACCTTACCTTCGCGGTCCACAATCTCCACAGCACCTTCCTGACTTAGCCTTACATTAGGTTTTAACAGGGCCTTAACTTGTTCTGCATTAACAGCACGAAGTTGGGCGGCAGTTTGAACCAATGGCAAATCCACGGTGTATTCTTTTATAAGTTGATCACGCTTTGCAATTTCTGCATCTTTTTTAGCGGCTAAGTCCTGCAGGATCTTATCAAATTCACCACGCTTTTTAGATTCCTCAAGGGCTTTCTTTTCAGCATTAGCTTTTAATTCTCTAAGTTCATCAATGTCACCTAGTTCTGCAAATGTCTTTTCGTATTTTTTAGTAATACTAGATTTCATTCGAGCCATGTGTGCATCAAATTCTTCCTGTGTATAGGTTTTAGCGGCTGCCTGGTTTGTATTTTCAGATGAGCCAGTCTCATCATTTGCCAATGTTGTATCGGTCATTGTAACCTCGCCTCCCTTTCAAAGAGTAATTAAGTTTAGGGCATAATGCCCAGTAATGTATTTACATAAATCCTCACTTGCGTGGAGGTTTATTACGATTTTTACGAGTTCTACTGCCTCTTAGAGGTAATGGTCTCATTGTTTGCTCCTAGTCCCGGGGTAGTGTAGTGTTAATATATTATTTCTTAGGTGGGGCTAATTTTCTTACAATTCCAGGCTTGTGGGCGGCTCTTGCGGCTTCACGAGCAGTTGAAAGTGCAATAGCCACAGCCTGGGCCTGTGGACGGCCTGCTTTTATTTCTGTTGCAATGTTTTTACTGATAGTCTTGGGACTATAACCTTTTTTTAGTGGCATATTATGCTCCTCCTTCGATCCATCCTGCTTGTAATAAAGCACGATGTTGTTCTTGTGTGGTAACAGTCTGAACTTCTCCTGTTTCAGGATTAGTCATATTATGTGTGTCAATGACTTCTTCATCAGGCACTGCTAACAGAGATTTCTTTTCAACGCTTTCTGGATCATCCATGATCTCAATGTCTTCAACTCTAGGTAATGTAGGATCTTCTAATAACTCACGCAGTCTAAAATCAATGATACGAATTGTTTCGGGACTTGTGGCTGCAGATTTTGCGGCGGCTAGTTGTTGATACTCACGCTGTGTATCACGAACATTAAAACTGCCTGGATAGTCAATCTCGCCCATCCACTGACGTCCTTGATAAAGACCAAATAATTTCCATAGTTGTTCTTCTGCTAATTCCATTTGATCTGCTTTTTCAGCTAGACGTGCGTTCAATAGGCTAAATTCAACTTCCATGGCAACACCGCTTAGGGTGCGTGTTTCTGTGGCACGAACACCACCTGTGTTTGATAGTCTATTAATAGCATCAACTGTTTGTTTAATGCTGTCATGAATACTGGCAACATTGGCACCACCGTGTTCAAGAACATAAGGGCGAAGACCAGGATCACTGTTCTCTGGAACAACAATTACAGCACCTGCACCACTTCCATATTGAACATCTGGAGTTACAACTAAACTTGGATGCCCATCTAAGCGGATGCTTTGCTCTACTTCACTGTTATAGTTATAGATCAATCTCTGCATGTCGGCAATGTCACTGATATCACTGACACCAATGCCTTTGACAATACTACGCTTATTGTAGGCAATGACAGCAGGTATCATTCCTAGGCCATTAATTTCAATTGATTCTAATTCTGCTTCACGACGTTCGTCACTGCGAGTCCAAGTTTCAATAGTGTCTTTGGTCCATTTTCTAACAACTGTGACTTTGTCAACAACTTCTTCAATGTATTTGAGATAGGTTAATTCATACTGGCCGCTGGCTGTGCGGCTCCAAGTCCAATCTAAAACAGCCAAAGGAGTTAATAGATTAACATATGGTCTAACACCCAAGGCCTGCTCTGCACCTAGAGTGGCAGCACCTAGATTAGGCTTGGTCATTAAAATCCAACAATGACCAAACACTGAGCTCCAAGTTGAGACATCCTTCATAAATGCATCTAAACTGCGGCCATCCATGTCAGCATCTTTTAAGAATGCTTCAACGTCAGGCTGGCCACTCCAAGAATAGAATTCACGTTCTGGTTCTTCACGAAATAGATAACTGGTATAGACCTGCACCACTGATTGGCAGTGATTGTCTAAGGGTGTTGTATTCAATCTCTGTTGGTATTCATCATTACTCTCTAACTTATAGCGTGTGAGATATCCCTGTCGACGATATTCCTCACCACCGGTATATGACCAAAGCAAAAATTGCCAGCGATCACGATTTCTCATGTATTCTCTATTTGTGGTGCTGACTTGGTTAAAATCGTCGTGTAGGGTATTATTCATTTACTTTATCCTTTAACTGAGGCCAGTTCATGTCCCCATCGTCTTGGTATGTATGCAGGCATTTCTCTGCGAATTGGAAACATATAATCAACCATATAACCTAGAGCATCCATTTGGTGATCATAACCACTGTCCTTGTCAGGTTGAGTAGTTCCTTGTTTATAGGTCTGGCGTTCCAATCCCTCAATTGTATATTTACATTGGCTTTGAATGTAGAGGTGTCTAATGCCTGTAGAATCACATAATCTACTGTTAACGGCATTAATTCTATCTCTAACTGGCGTATGACTCTGCGGACATTTCACAACCCATCCTGCGTTCTGTAGGATTGTAAGATCAGTGGCACCACCCGCTGAGGTTTTTCTTTGACGGCTTGCTGGATCAGGATAGGCCCAGATCTTTGCTTTTGGATATCTTGCTGATATTTCTGCCACAAGTTCGGCGGTGTTACTAGAAAACATACGGATTTCGTCGATGACATGAAGTGTGTCCTTGAGTCTAATTGCTATAACTGCTGACATAGGATCAATGTTAAAGTCAATGCCTATATGTAACACTGAGTTATCTAAATTTTCAACAGTAATACAATTTTGTCTGCGATCAAACGCATAATAGATACGGCCAGCATATTCCTGGAACACCGCTTCATATTCTTGACGGAATGTGCGTTCGTCAAGATCACGTTTGGCGGCTTCAATCTCACTAGCAGGAATGTTCCCACCTTGAATGCTGGTGAATTGAAAACTTGCCCACTCATCAGGATTTTCAATGCTCATGTTATATAGATCATTAGCCCAGTTCATACCTGCAGGAGTTGAGATAAACAGTGCAGAACCTTGCTTGTCTGACAGTGCTGGACGTAGGACTTCATACCATGCTTCTTCATCAATAAGTGCAAATTCATCCATTACGCAATAATCTAAACCCACACCACGCAAGTTTTGTGCACCACCATCAGCACCTTTAAGTGAGATGATTGAACCGTTCTTTAATACAATAGATAATTCTGTTTCATTGATCTTCTTAGCCCATCGTAGATCAATTAATTTGTTCTTAAGTTTCTTCCAAGCAATCATCTTAGCCTGACGATAAGTAGGTGCAATGTAAAATACTTCTTTATTTGGTTGACTGGCCACACGGCACATCTCACGGATGGCCAAATGAGTCTTGCCAAAATCGTCTGCCGCATATAGCGACTTTGAACCTCCGTGTGTTATCTACAATTTCTTGTTGTGCTTTGCTTAAAGGCATTGGAAAAATCTCCTTTTGTATTGCTGGTGTTGATATGCTAAAATAACTGTATGAACATTCAACAACATTCTATTAATCTTTTTTGGTCCAAAGTTACTAAAAAAGACGGCTGCTGGTCTTTTCAATCTGCCAAGGATAGAGATGGTTATCATCGTTTTGCTTTTAAGATAGAAGGATCTAACAAATATATTCATCGCGGAGCACATCGTGTTATGATGTGGATTCAAGGTTTTGATATTCCACCTGATTATGTAGTTTGTCATCGCTGTGATAATCCTAGTTGTGTAAATCCAGATCATTTATTCATTGGGACTGTTGCTGACAACAATCTTGACAAATTATTAAAGGGCCGTGCTGTTGCTCCTAAGGGAGAACGCCAGGCACATGCTTCTATTACAGATGACATTGCTCGTAAGATCAAAGCAGAAGCAGTTGTAGGCAGTCGTGTAGGATATAACAATGGCTCTAATCTAAAAGAAGTAGCAGCCAAATATGATTGTAAAGTAGAACTAGTTAGACGCATTGCTCGTGGTGAATTATATAAACACATTTAGAGATCATCATCCTGCCAAGGAAGCGGGGCATGTGCATCTGAGTCTGCTGGGTTCTCACTCTGTCCCAGTATGTTCTTACCTAACCAGATCAACATCGTAGCATTACCGCTCAAGGCCAATCTAATCTGTGCTTGTCTAAGACTTGTCTTTAAATCGTGGCGGCCTTTTGTTAATTCTTGCTTAAAGTTATAACCAAGAGTGCTGTCGTCAATTTCAAAGAACTCTGCAATCTCTGAATTCTTCATGCCTATTGAAGCCAACTTACGAACTTCTTTAGGATCAATAATTTTCTTGTTTTCGCCGCGGCCAACCTCAATGCCAGTGTAGGTGGCTTCTTTAAGTTGTTTAGGTTTATTTCCAGTCTTCTTAGGAGAGGCGGGAATATTGTCAGGTTCATCCATCCCGTATTTAACAGGATTGATTTAAACAGATAAAAAAAGACCCCATAATTTCAATGTTATGGGGTCAAACTCGGGAATTAATTTATTATTGTTGTTGTCTATTTATCAGTTTTAACTATGTAAGAATTTTTTGTCACTTGAGTAACTGAAACCCAGGTGCCACCATAACTCCGATGTCCGCATTTCTTTGGTAGAACATAATCATCAGGCTTGCCCACAAAACGGCAATCAGGATCAGCTATGACTCTCTGTCCATCATAGTAGGCACAGCCAGTGGCATTAACTATTAACAGTAGTAGCAGTAGTTTTTTCATCGGTGGTCAAAGTAGTAAAACGAAGATCTTCAAATTGGGCTATACGATCTTCTAGCCAAATTAAGGTATTGACTATGTCATCTAATTGATTCCAAAGTTCTGGGGTGAGATAATCTTGGATACTTTTATCTAACTTATAAGTTCGTGCTAATCTACGCAAGGCCTTTTGGCATTCTTCTTGATTTAGGTTCTGTATTTGTTCTTTGGTTA